AAATTATTCAATCCACTCAATGCAGGAATGGATCCTGTAAGCCGGTTTGTGTGGCAAATAAACTGTTGCAAATTATTCAATCCACTCAATGCAGGAATGGATCCTGTAAGCCGGTTTGTATTGCAAACAAACTTTTGCAAATTAGTCAATCCACTCAAGCTGGGTATGGATCCTGAGAGCTGGTTTACATTGCAAATAAACTGTTGCAAAGCACTCAAGCTGTTCAAGCTGGGTATGGATCCTGAGAGCTGGTTTGTGCTGCAAATAAACTGTTGCAAATTAGTCAATCCACTCAAGCTGGGCATGGATCCTGAGAGCTGGTTTGTGCTGCAAATAAACTGTTGCAAATTATTCAATCCATCCAAGCTGGGAATGGGTCCTGTGAGTTGGTTTACATTGCAAATAAACTGTTGCAAATTATTCAATCCACTCAATGCAGGAATGGATCCTGTAAGCCGGTTTGTGTGGCAAATAAACTGTTGCAAATTATTCAATCCACTCAATGCAGGAATGGATCCTGTAAGCCGGTTTGTATTGCAAAGAAATTCAGTCAAATTTGTCAAGCTACTCAATGCAGGAATGGATCCTGAGAGCCGGTTTGTGTTGCAATTAAATATACTTAAATTACTTAATCCACTCAAAGCAGGAATAGGTCCTGTGAGTTGATTTGATTCACATTTAAATTCAACCAAATTTGTCAAGCTACTCAAAACAGGAATAGATCCTGTGAATCCATTGTTATCAGCATGAAAAACAAGCAACTTGGTCAACCCACTGAGGCTGGGCAACGGTCCTGTAAGTTGATTAAATGCACAATAAAAATATACTAAATTTGTTGTTGCGCTCAAAGCAGGTATGGATCCTGTGAGTAGATTATTATTGCATAAAAAAACTTTCAAGAAACTCAATCCACTCAAAGCAGGAATAGGTCCTGTGAGTTGATTTGATTCACATTTAAATTCAACCAAATTTGTCAAGCTACTCAACTGGGGTATGGGCCCAGACAGGTTATTCCTAGAGCAAAAAAACTGTCTTAACAATGGAGAACCTGAGAGTGCAGGAATGTATCCTATGAGTTGATTTTGCGCCAAGTTTAAATACCTAAGATTTGTTTTATTACTTAAATTAAAAAATGTATCAATTTGATTATTTTTTAAATCTATTCCACTAATTAATGTACTCGCTCCATCGAATCCATAAATTTTTTGTAATGTTGTATTTGTGCATGTTAGATCAACAAGATTATTAAAATTTGATAAATCTATTGCATATAAATTAGTGCCATTAGCAATATTTATTTTTTGTATTTGCTCTGGATAAGTAATTTCTATTGTTTGGGACATGCCTTTTTCCTTAATTATAAGTTACACATTATATCATCCTAGGAGTAAAGCTATCATTTTGAACTTCTTCTTTTACTGCATTCATATCATGATAGCATTTTAACCCCCAATTTGCTAACATTAAAGCTGAATAATTATCTTTTCTGGCTTTATTAGCTGAAGTGCTTCTTTTTAAATGCTGAGGTAAATCAAAAGTTTGAGTTCCTCGACTGGTAGATGAATGCTCTACTAATGTACATTGTTTTTTAGTTTGATATATAAAATCATCTTGGTTTTCAATAAAATCTAATATAGTCCAATCTTTTTTGTCTTCTGATTTCATTAATTCAATTGGCGCACCACGATTTATAGCTTCGTTAAAGAACTCTTCATTAGCTCCAGTTTTACTTGCAAACCATATTTTCTTATAATCAATACAAGCTTGTAAATGTTCATTTGCTTTACGAATAAATGTGCTTGTAAATACTTGATTAAAAGCTATTCTTTTATCTTCTAGATTATATTTCTTTCTAGCATTCCTAATCATCATCTCGTAGTCTAAACCTTCAAGATCAGAATCGACATCAAATGTTTTAATTTCTAATTTTTGTTTTTTAAATAATTCAGACTCATTACATGAAGCTAAGAATACGTCTGCACCAGCATTATCTAAAATGATTGTAACAATATTAAAGTTACTCATAATATAAGAAAGGTAAGCTACGTGATTTTTTAAATTACCTAGACCAGCGTAAGTATGAACTAATATGCCATGCCCTTTCTCCTCATCTACTTCTAAAACGGCCATAGCAAAATAATCTGCATTAGGACTATCACTCATATTAGGATCAATACCAAGAATATATTTTTTGCCAGATTCACCCTTTAATAATGTATGAGGTTTTTCATTAAACTTTAATGTGCATTCTTCCATTTTCTTTGCGTTAAAATAACTATCACTACCATCTGTGAATCTAGCGCAATACTCTCTTAAGAAACTACTATGACTTGATCCTCCAGCTTGAGCTTCTTCAATAATTGTTTTATCAATCATTTCTTCTGGAAGAGCTTCGTAACTCAGCTGACTAACAAAGTAAGTCGCTTCGCCTCTTTCATTGTTTGTTATTTTTTCTGACCATTCGCTATAAACTTTATATAAATTTTCAAAAGTATAACTCGCAGATGAGAAAGCTAACATCTTACTTGTGTTTTCAAAAACCATTCTATCTTCTTCTTTCATTGAGCCTTCTTCGATTAATTTATCTTCTAGCTCTCTGATTTCCATACGCTCTTTAATATTTTGTGGTGCAACTAAGAATGGCATCAATACGTTTTTAATGATCTCTTCTGGAAGCAAAAGAAACTCGTCCAATACTAGAATGTTTGCACGAAAGCCTCGAATCTTTTCTCCGTTAAGAGGAATTGCTACGATGCTTCCGCCATTAATTTGCCATTCGAACTGATCATTTCTTTTTGCTTTAGCACCAAAACATTGAGCAAGTAATTCGGCTCCAGGACTTTGAACAATCTTTTCTAAGTTGTTAAAAATAAATCTTGCAGTTCTAAATGTTGGTCCAGCAATAAGAATTTTAGTATTAGGTTCAAATATGCATTGAAGAAAACAAAATACTGCTGCTGTAAAACTCTTACCGCAACCACGACCGAATACGCACATATTGAAATTACGATTAAAGAATGATTTAAGATGTATCTCTTGATATGGAGCAAGCTTAACTCCACTAATTAATTCTGTTGTAAATCCAATATTAGCTCTTAAAAATTTTGCTAATGATATTTTTGCTTCTTTATCATTAAGATAACCCTTCATTTCCATTAACTCAGCGTTAACGTCTTTAACTTCTCTTATGTATTTATCTGGACAATATATCATAACATTTTTAGATCATATGCTAATTGTAGATCTACTTTTTTATAGAAACATTTAGATGCTAATATAACTTCTATTGTTCTTTTCATCTCTTCTCTACCATCTACAAATAGAAATTGTAGATTATCATAATCTTGTATTAATGATCTTACATTATGGAATATAAATTCTGGAGTAGCTTTAATCTTTTTGCTAATATGTGGTAAATATTGGAAGCTCAAAGCATTTTGGAGTTTCTCTTCTACAACTACAACAATATACGCATTATTGATTTTAGCCTTCTCTATTTCGTTTTTAAATCTATTTAAATTGCCACTACTTAAAGTACTAATAAAGTCACTTAAGCTTTTACGTTCAATATAGCAATTGCAATTATCATTTGAGCAAGTATAGTCGCCATATGGTAATGTCTTAATCTCAAAAGGTATATTAAATTTAAGCCAGCTTTGTTCTCTGGTATCAACATATATGGTATCTTTTGTTGTTAATTTGTTTTGAAATTGGTGAGCTATATTTTTAGGATGTATATACTTATTTTCTAAACCTACTTCTGAACATAGATCATAATAATCATTAAAAATCTTATTATAAAATACAACCGATGGACTCATAATAGTTCTTAACTCTACTTGAGTTGGTGAATAGATGATTTTCTTTTCTTCTTTGCGTTTAACTAGTAATGATTTACAATATTCTTGGGCTTTTTCTGGTGATTGCTCTTTGAGCCATTTTTTCATGTTATTCTTATCATTGAAATCGCTATTAAAGTATTGCTCTTTGCTTTTAAAGTTAAGAGTTTCGCCAGTTAATAAATCTTTTTTAGGATAATATGTATGATAGTATTTTTCTTTGTTTAAACCATATCCTCTAAGCGAAAGATGCAAGCTCTTTTCGTCTTTGAATTCTTTTCCATCGACTTTACAAATAACTGGCATAACATTAACCATTTAATATTTCGTCTTTAGATATTCCTAGAATCTTGCATTTAATTTCTTCCATAGATGAGAGCCTATCGATCTCTTTTTCGATACTTTTCTTTCTCATCTCTGCCATCTTAATTAATTTAGCTCTGCTCTCTTCTTCTTTCCACATTTGTACAAGATTAATAATTGAAGCTGTTTCTTTTACTTGTTTACTTAACTTATCACTACGTTTTACTTTAAGATCGTTGTTTAATTTTTGTTGACGATTAACGCAATCGTTATATTCTTTTCTAGCAGTATTACTTGCTTCTACTAATGCCATTGGAATCTTGCCGTCTTCTTGAATTGCAATATCAATTTGATGTTGAAGAACATTAATTGTTCCTTGGATACTAGATGAGATCACTACTTCTGTGCAAAGTACAATATATTGATCTACTTCTTCTTGAGATAAATCGCCTTTGTCATAAGTATATCTTACAAAGCTACTTTCAAATAGTTCGCGATCTGGCTCATTGTCATAAATATTAATTTGATGAATAAATCTATGAGTATTCATATAGCCAATCAGTGAATTAATTTCTTTTTTGTGTTTGTGAGTAAGTTTATTTTTATCTATACCATCTAAGACATATTTATTAATCTTTGCTATCATTCTTTCTTCGCTACGTGGTGGTCTATATCCTTCTGTGGCTGCATTTTCATTTTGATCGTTATGATATTTAACATTGTTTGGTATAGTTTTCATATACTCAAGAATACTTCTTGTTTCTTGGCACAAATTAGTTAATGATTCATTTTTAAATAAAATCTTTGCTACTTCTAGTCCAGTCATTGTGTGACAATTATTTGTTACATATTCTTTTTGTTCAAGAGTTAATTCTATAAGACCTTTGGCTTCGTATTCGTGACTTTTGCGTGGTTTGATTTGTCTAGAAGCTAAAAATTGTTTTACAGCTTTGCCTTCTTTGCTTCTGCCATCAAGATCATCTCTATCAAAAGCTAACTTAACAAGTTCAGCTAAAGATGGAGGATTACTTGGCCTATCATTCCATTCTTTTAATAGTTTTAATTGTTGTTCTTCTGTTAATATTAAAATATCTTCGCTCATATAATATCTATATCTCCATTATACAAATGCTTTTTAACTTTTAATATAATAGCTTTCTTTAAATTTTTAATTTGTTTGTATCCTGCCATTCTATTCTTTTCGCTAGTTCTATAACCCATTAATTTTGCAACTTGCTCTTCGCTCTTGCCATCAACATAAAGATATTGATATATTTTCCACTCAATAGGCTTTAATACTGTTTGCATTTTATTGTGTACATTTTTTGCAGTAGCTTCTACGTTGAAATCATTCTCTTTCATATTACCGATTTCATTGGTATGATTTTCTAAACTTACTGTTAATTTAGTATCATGTGCGCTTTTCTTATTCTTTTCCCAATTTGCGTATAATGGACAAGCTGAACATTGTTTGCTATAAATTCCACAACCATCTTCGCTTTCTGCAGCAGAACATTTTAAGCAAGGTCTAGTATAATTACTATAATTGTTTCTTATTAGATTTTTAATTTGATTACTTATAATTCGATTCACCCAAGGAGCAAGAGGCTTCTTGTGATCGTAAAGATGCCATTTTTTATAGATATGAAATCTTAATATTTGAGAAACATCACTAAAATCCATCCAAGCAATAGCTGTTAAATTCCACTTATTTTTTCTTTTTAAAATTTCAGAGTTGATTCCTTCGATACAATCTTCAAATATTGGACGTTTAGCCATCTTTCTGGCCCTTGCGACGCTTTACTGGCTGAGTTACTGAACGAGATGATGGACGAATAGCTCCGCCCTCTTTCGCAAAGTCTTCCATTACTTTCTTTTTGTCTACTTTTTCAAAAGTCTTATTTTTTCTTAATTGATTATCCTCTCCTCTTGAAGAACCCATAATTGATCCTAATGTTTCTTTGCCTCTTGAGGAAACGTCTATATCAAATGTTAAATCGCTAATTTCTGGTACGTGATCTACTTCTGTCGCCTCTATTTCTTCATCCTCGTAATCTTCTGGTTCAATATTTGGTCTTTTAGCTATTGTAGGTTTTTGCATTAATACCTTTTGTACTACTTTTTCTTCTTTTTTGACTACTTGACCAGTAAAAGAAGATCCACAAGAACTGCAAAATTTAGGTTTACTTAATGAATATTCGGTTGGTCCACCACACTCAGGACAGTATATTTTTAACATATATTATTATATGCTAAATAAAGACTATATTCTAAATATTTAAATTAACTTCTTTCCCAGCAAATATAATTTGGGTTCAATCCACTAACACTAACTACTCCAGCATAATTAAGATCACTCAAGCTTCCACCATCGCCAGCTCCAGAAGCGGTAGCTGATGCTAAAACAAAATTAAATGAATTAGAAGCAGCAGAAGTTCCGTATTTTACATAAAGATTACCGCTTTGTAAATTTTGAATATAAAGTTCTTCGCGATCAGCATTTGCTTGTAGAACTGTTCCATTTGTTCCGCTTACTGTAAAATTAGATATTGGGTCTGCTGGGGTAGCATCATAAGTTAAATTTATTCTTTTTTCAGAAGCATCTGTTGTTGTGAGGTTAGACATATTAAATATGATTACACATTTTTTTAAAAATAATATCTTATTTTATTTCTTCAAACTTCTCAATAATATAGGCTAAGATATCGTTTCTCATAATATCTTCTCGTCCAAATTTAAATGTACATATGCCTTTATCTTTACTTTTCTTATCGTCAAAAAGGTTGTATATTCTATCAAATCCACTATTTCTAATATCTGATTGTCTAATATCTCCAATTAATATTAATTTACTAAATTTACCCATTCTTGTGGTAATAAGTAGTAAATCATGTATACTAAGATTTTGAGCTTCGTCGCAGATAATATAACTAGCATTGATGCTGAGTCCACGTAAAAATCCTACTGGTAATCCCTTAACTCTTTCTTGTTTGAGTAGCATTTCGACTTGTCCCTTTGGTAATAGTTCATGAAGTTTATCCATTAGCGGTTGAAGATAAGGATCAAGTTTGCTATGAAGATCGCCCTTAAGAAATCCTAGATTATGAGAAGAGCTTTCTACTGGATTACGAATATAAAATATTTCACCAATCTTTTTTTGATTTATAGCATTTAAAGCTGCATAGACTGAAAGCAAACTCTTTGCTGTTCCTGCTGGACCTTTACAGAATACCATTTTGGTACTCTTATCTTGAAGTAATTGAATAAATTTCTTTTGATTGTCTGTCCATTGTAATTCGCGAATATTCAAGAACCCTTCAATTTTATCTCTTTGAGGAACAGGGACTGACTTATCTTCTTTTTGCTTATGTTTTTTAGACATGTAACTTACAACAAATATTACACTATTTTAGTAATAATATCTATTTTATATTTGGGTCAGCAAGATCTGGATTATGTAATGGTTTAGTTCCGCGTTTATATTCTTGAAAAATATTTTTAATAACTTCTACTGGTTTTTCTACTATCTTTTCTATTATTTTTGTTTCGACTATAGGAGTTTGTTCTTCTTTTCTATTAGTTGATATGTTGTAAGCTAACAATAAACATACTGCTAGTGGATCAAATACTGCTACAATAATTAAAATAAATAACTTAACTACAGTTTCTATTTTTACATTAAATGCTTCTGCTATGAATTTGTATGTACCAATATCAGATTTGCTAATTTGTTTTCTTAGATCTATGATAGAAGTGTCAAGAGAGTTGACTTCTGATAATAAATTAACGTTAATATTATTGATTTTTTCTACATTTGATTCTAATGATGATATACTAACTTGCATTCCTTCTAGAGTTTTAGATTTTAATTCTACTGATTTTTTATCTACTACTTTTTCTTGAGTATCATTTCCAAAGAAGCCACCAGATTTAGTTACTGTTGTGGTTGTGGATTGATCTAATACTTTAGATAGATTGTTTTCTTGATTCTTCCGAGTCTCTGTTAAACTCTTAACTCTTTCGTTATTCGAAGCTATTTGATCTTTTAATGAACTCTTTTTGCCTTCTAGTAATGATACTTGAGATTCAATACTATCTATGTTACTTTTGGTTGAATAGAAAGCTTGACTTAAGAATCCAAATATACCAAGACTAGTAATGCCCATGAGAACCACAACCGCTGCTAATAAATATGATTTGATAATATTATTAATTTTTCGCCAATATCTATATAAAAAGCTAGTTGCCATTATCTTGCCAAACTCTAAACTGCTAGCCATAACTATAGCTGCATAAAAACTACCAGAGAATAATAATCCTATACCTTTAACTGAAAAGAAAGCTCCACATCCTGCTAAGAATAGAGCTGATAATCCTAATAATCTATTAAATGAGAGTAAATTCCTCACATTTAGATTACACTACTTATTTAGTCTTCTTAAATGATAAGGTAGGTATATTCTCGCCATCACATTCGTATGGTTGCATAAATGACCATGATACTCCATCGTTCCATTGTTGTTGATAGCTTAGGCTTGTAGAGAATATCTTACCTGCTGATGCTGGTGAATTTAAGACTTCTTCTATTGTTAAGTTTTTCTTTTTTAAGTCTTTAATAGGAATAACCATTTTTTTAGATTCATTTTCAAATAGTGATTTATTTTGATATGGAGGAGAAATAACTTGATAAGAAGACCATGATAGCTCGTCTTTATTTTTATTGTATTGTAGTTTTATGAGCCATTTTTGATCTTCGCATTTATATGAAACTGTTCCACTACATTTTTGTATATTAAATGCTTTTTGCGATTGTATTGTTCTAAGAAGATAAACTTCTTGACAATAAGCTGAATAGGGCAATATAAAAGCTAATAATACTATTAATTTTTTCACTATCTTATTACTATAACCTATATATACCTTATATTCAAGATAAAACTTGCTTATATATTAAAACTAGGGTAATATAAAAAGATGAGAATACTACTATTTGCCGCTATTAGTTTAATTTTAAGTAATGTATCATATGGTCAAAGTAAGTATTACTCTTATAGTAAACAAATTAAAGAACGAGAACAGGCTTTAAATAGCTTTGATTTTAGCCAATATAATCCTCTAGTAGAAAAGCAAATGAGAGAAGACTTTGATAACTTTAAAGCTGAAATGGAAAGAGCTAGATCACAAGATCCACAAGTTAAAGCTGAGATTGCAGCTCATAGAGCTTATAGAGATAAACAAAGAGCTAATCTTGAAAGATGGTCTAAGAAGATACCTCAAACAATAAAGTCAAACAGAAGAGTAATAGAGGTAGAGTAGTTTATTTGCCAACTTCGAGGTAATAAGAAACGTTGGGCGTGGGTAATTTTTGGGTTTTCTTTTTAACAATTAACTGTTGTTCTTGTTTAGCTTCTACTCTTGGCGCTATTGGAATTTTTATTTCTTGTTTTTTGTAATCTTTGTATAAGTAGGTTAAACAAGCTATTAGTAGTATGTATAGGAATGTTTTATGTTGTTTTTTCATTAAATTATATTACACAGCGCCCAAATAGAACCTATATATAATAAGACTTTATAAATAAAAATAGTCCCGTGGATTTTTTTACTTTGATATATTAATGTAGTATAAGAGTATTATAATAGATTTAAAAAAGGGGGTACCCTATAAGAGATATAATTAGTTATTTATATATAGAAGAATAGATTTATTAGTTTGGGGAGAATGATATTAGTACCCCCGCGCCAATTTTCTGAAAATGTAGAAGGCTATTTTTTCAAAAATGGGGGTATATTGTATGGCAATCTCCCTAAGTCGTTGATGTTCAATGAAATTTAAATGCAATAAAATGCCTAGAATCACTTGACGAACAGCTTAAGTGTGATAGAGTATAGGTATGAAAAGAATAAGTAAATACGAGCAACTAATCCTCAACCTTAACAAAGCAAGCCAAGAGTTAAAAGAAGCCACAAACAAGGCTATCCAAACTCTTGACTCTCACGCTGAAAAGGTGGAAGCTATCCACCAAGAGGCAATGAATAAATAACTCTTGACGAAACACGAACCAAAAGGCAATATACTACCTATGAAAAACACATTAACTATCACAACTCAACCCTTTGGTGCAACTCACGCTTTTCTCTTGGAAGGAGACAAGGCACGAATCACGCACTTCCACAACTCTATGTATAACTATTCTGCTACGAATGGAAAGCTTCACGATATGGGTAACGGCAAGTCTTTTTACTTCTACGCTCAACCCGAAGCAGTCTTGCACGCTCTTACCAAGATTGCTCTGTTTGCTCTATGTAATAAGATAGACGCAAAAGGAATGAAAGGTGGATTGCTTAACCTTGCAAAGCAGAAAGCACAAAGCAAGTTCGATACTATCAAAGAAGGACGCTTCCTACGCACTTCTGCTTCTAACGATACTTACAACCTTGGCACAATATCAGCAGAGAAACCTAGTGACTACTGCGGTGCAATCAGTAGCGGGAGAGACTAATGAATAACGAGACAAAGATCATCTACGTTAAACAACTCTTCTCGCTATCAAACAACCCCATCTATGTAATCGTAGAGGACAAAGACAATGACCGCTGAAATACTTGTTATAGCATTGACCATACTAGGTGAGGCTAGAGGCGAAGGCTTTGAGGGTATGGCTGGCGTTGCATCAGTCATACAAACACGAGCCATAGAACGCAAGCAGACGGCATCGCAAGTATGCTTATCACCAAAGCAGTTCAGCTTCTGGAATGGTGGAGTAAGTGAAGCGAAGAAGAAGAAGCTACTAGCCTCACCACAAGCAGGTAACGCTTTGCGTCTTGCTAAACTTGTAGCAGAACGAAAGATGCCCGATGTAGTGAGTGGTGCGAATCACTATCACACTATCCAAGTCTATCCCAAGTGGTCAAGGGGTCGGCCATTAGTTGCACTAATAAACAATCATAAGTTCTATCGATTGTAAGTAGCTGATAGTCAACGACTT